AAACGCAACAGATGCACAAGTAAAGCCGAATGACTATGCAGTAATGATGTCTTTATTTAAGAAGCAAGACGTTAGACAACTTGTAACAGACTTAAAACTACTTGGACAATGTGCAATGCAAGTTATATACTCTAAAGACCGTAAGAAGGTAGTAAACACGCACCATATACCTGTTCAACTTTTAAGACCAGAGAAATGTAACGAAGAAGGCAAAATAGAAGCTTACTATTATTCAGATAATTGGGAAGACGTTAAGAAATACCCACCTAAAAGAATTAGTGCTTTTGGGTGTTCAAAAGACGGACTTGAAATATATATGGTAAAGCCTTATAGTGTAGGAATGAAATATTTCGCACTTGTGGATTACACAGGAGGTTTGCCATATTGTGCTTTAGAAGAAGACATAAGCTGCTACTTAATCAACGAAGTAAACAACGGCTTTAGTGGTAGAACGGTAGTAAACTTCAACAACGGAATACCAAGCGAAGAACAACAACACTTAATAAAGAACAAAGTGCTTAACCAACTTACAGGAACTTACGGTGAAAAGCTTATAGTTGCTTTTAACAACAACGCAGAAAGTAAGACAAGTGTTGATGCAATGCCTGTAAACGATGCGCCAGACTTGTATTCAACTTTAAGCGAAGAATGTTTAAGAAAGATAATGTTAGCACATAACGTTACTTCACCTTTACTTTTTGGTATTGCTTCAAGCAATGGCTTTAGTAGTAATTCAGACGAACTAAAAGACAGTTTTGCACTATTCAACAATATGGTAATTAAGCCAATGCAAGAACTTCTAACAGATGCGTTTGATGAAATACTTGCTTACAACGGAATAAGTTTAAACTTGTACTTTAAGACACTTAAACCACTTGAATTTGTAGAAATCGGTGTTCAAGTAGGAACAGAAGAACTTGAAGAAGAAACAGGTGTAGAATTAAGTGAAGTAAACAAGGACTTACAAGACTTTATAGACTTGGGCGAAGAACCGCACGAAGATTGGTTATTACTTGACGAATTTGAAGTAGACTATGACAATGACGAAGCAGAAAACGAACTATTATCTTCAGAAGTTAAATTAAGCCTAAAAGACAAACTTATAAACCTTGTTTCTACAGGTACTGCAAATCCAAACGCAAAAAGCACACAAGACGAAGTAATAGACGGTATTAAGTTTATTACACGCTATGTTTATGCTGGTGGTATGAATGGTGGCAAAACAGGTCAAGTAAGACCATTTTGCGAACTTATGACAGAAAAAAATAAGATATATAGAAAAGAAGATATTATAAGAATGCAAAACGTAGCAGTCAATCCAGGTTGGGGACCACGTGGCACAGATACTTATTCGATATGGCTATATAAAGGTGGCGGAAATTGTCACCACCGTTGGAACAAACAAATCTATGTAGCTTTTGAAGGCACAGGAATAGACGTAAAAAGCCCAAAGGCAAGACAAATTGCTGGTGCAAAAGCTGCTAAATACGGATATGTAATAAAGAATCCTAAATTAGTTTCTGAAAGACCAATAGATATGAAGAATAGAGGTTTTTTACCAAGTAACAAAAGACAATAAGAATGGCAAAAGCACTTTTAATATCACGAAATGACGTAGTAAAGTTTACTTCTGTAAACGGTAATGTAGACGTAGACAAATTTATACAATACGTTTCTATCGCACAAGACATACACATTCAAGGTATGTTAGGAACAAGACTACTTGAAAAGATACAAGCAGACATAATTGCTGGAACTTTAGCAGACCCATATTTAAGCCTTCTAACGACTTATATTAAGCCTTGCTTGATACACGCAAGTATGTTAGAGTATTTGCCTTTCGCAGCTATTACAATAGGCAACAAAGGTGTATATAAACACGGAGCAGAAAATAGCGAAACGGTAAGTAAAGACGAAATAGACTTTTTAATAGAACGTGAAAGAAAGACTTACGACCATTACAAAGAAAGGTTCATAGACTACATTTGTCAAAACAGTACATTGTTTCCAGAATACAATGCAAATAGCGGAAGTGATATGTACCCAAATACTTACAATAATTTTACAGGTTGGGTTTTATGAAGTACAAACCAAAAGCAAAAAACGTTAAACGTTTAGAACTATATTTAAAAAAATACTATGGCAGAAATACGGATAAGCCAATTAACGGCAAAGGCAAGTAATTTAGCAAGTACAGACGAATTTGCAATTGCTGAAGATGACGGTGCTGGTGGTTATGTTTCTAAAAAGATAACAGGCGCACAAATAAAAGATAGCATCTTAAATTCTGTTACTGTAACTACTTACAATTTAGTTTTAACAGATGCACATAAAACAGTAATACTAACAAATGCAAGTGCAATAGATGCAAGAATACCTTTAAATAGTGGTACGGCTTTTCCTATTGGAACACGAATAGAATTTTTACAAGGTGGCGCAGGTCAAGTAACCATAACACCTACAAGCGGAGTAACTTTAAATTCTAACGGTGGAAAGGATAAACTTGCAGCGCAGTATTCACAAGCTACAATATTAAAAACAGATACTAATACTTGGTATTTATTTGGAGACATAACAACATAATAAAATGGCAAACACAATAGGTTTCGGACAAGCAGCAGTAAATAATACCATTGACTACGGACAAGGCGCAATAGACAACACGATTAATTGGGGTAAAAGTCAAACTTTATCGCCAAGCGGTGAAACTAACATAACAGGAACAGGCAGTACACCTTCTTTTCAAAATTTATATTCTTTTGATTTTGACGGTGTAGACGACACTTTTATTTTACCAAGCGCAACAAACTATGCGTTTACAGGCGACTTTACTTTAATGGCTTGGATAAAAGTTGACACAATAGGAAATAACTATTATATAATTGATACAAGTACAAGCTCAAGTACAGGTAACGGATATTCTTTTAGAGTACGCACAGACGGTAAAATAAGATTTTGGAGTTATCACGCTTCACAAACAGGATTGAATAGTGCAACAGTTTTAAGCGCAAATACTTGGTATCATATTGCTTGTGTTCATACTTCAACACAAAACAAAATATACATAAATGGTAGTTTAGATGCTACATTAAATTGGAGTACAGGACATTCTACAAGCAACGTTAGTAATTTAAGAATAGGTAGCAGCGTTATGTTAAGCGGCTATACAAACGGACATATTGACGAAGTAGCCTTTTTTAATTCAGACCAAAGCGCAAATATTAGTGCAATAGGTTCTACAATACCAACAGACTTATCTACTTATTCGCCTTTAGGTTGGTTTAGAATGGGAGACAATGCAGTTTGGAATGGCTTAATTTGGACCATGACAAGTGTCGGTTCAGAAACAAATACAGCGAGAGGTATAAATATGCTTGAAGCAAACAGAACAACAGACGTACCAACATAAAGTAAAATGAAAAGAATAGCAGACACATACGCAATCATAAACATTGGAGATTTAGTAAACATTGACTTCAGTCAAGTAGGCGAAACTGACGAAAACACGATTAGAAAAAGTTTAGACGAAACACAGTTTGTTTTAAAGTGGAATACAGAACCTACATTTATTACAGACGGTACTGTAACGCCTTTGCAAAATTTAACACACGATGAAGCTTTGACTTTAATGTCTTCAGCAGAATGGCAACCTACAATAGATATATAATGCACACTAAAGTTTTAGCAATATTATATTTCGTGTTTGGCTACATTGCAGCCTTTGGAATGTTCTACGATAATACTTTTCACGTAAAGGCTATTGGTTGTTTTCTTGCAATTTACCTAACCTACCAACTTACAGAACAACTTGAACAATGAAAACACAGTTACTTTTGCTAACAACTAAACTAAAACTATATTCAATGCAATTATTCGCTATTGTTAGCAGCTTCTTTTTGCCTATATCTGGCATACTTATTCTTATTGGTGTTTCTGTAATTGTTGACACTATTACAGGCGTTTGGAAATCTAAAAAACTTGGCACACCAATAACGTCAAGAAAATTAAGTGCAGTAATTTCTAAAATACTTTTGTATGAGGTTACCGTAATGCTATTTTACTTAATAGACTATTTTATTATCAACGATATAGTGTTAACATTTTTTAGCGTAGAGCTGCTAATAACAAAAATACTTGCTTTAGTTTTAGTAAGTATTGAGGTCATTTCTTTGAACGAAAATATAAAAGCGGTAAAAAATGTGGATTTATGGACTGCACTTAAGAACCTATTTGCAAGAGCAAAAGAAGTTACGCAAGACTTTAAAGACATAAATGCGAAAGATAAATAAGATTATAATTCATTGTACGGCTACGCCAGAACAACGTGAAGTAAGTGTAGAAACTATTCGCAAATGGCATTTAAAACGTGGCTTTAACGACATCGGTTATCATTATGTCATAGACTTACAAGGTGGTGTGCATAACGGAAGACAATTAAGCAAACAAGGCGCACATTGTTCTGGACAAAATAGAGGTTCTATTGGTATTTGCTATGTCGGTGGTATGTCGAAAGATATGAAGAAAGCTAAAGATACACGAACACAAGCACAGAAAGACAGTCTTATAAAACTTATGCACGAATTAATTTATAAGTACAATAAAGATATGAC